GACCAGATCTCATAACCTTCTACAAGATCTGGGATCAACCACTGGTCCACCCGATAGCAATACTTCCAGTTGGCAGGTTGAATACAATTCATCACGACAACTTGGAAGAATGCTACTAGGTGGATCCAGAAACTATACATTAGGACGTGAAAAATAATTGATGTTTAAGACAACTCTAGCTTTTTCATCTGTACAAGAATACCCAACATGTTTAGTAGATGCGGGGAAAACTACTAGTCTATTTGCAACAGACTTGATTACTTCTCCTGTTTCAAATTTGGTGTAACCATTATTAGTGTTTACATAATAAATTGCTGTCATGCAATCATAATCATAATCGATATGCATTTGTCCCAATGGCAAATTTTCCGTTTGTCTTGGATTTAAATTTGCCTTGATTCGTATAAGAATACCAGGGTTAATCAGACTATCGAAAAATGGTTGCAGTGCTTGACACCACTGACTTTCAACTCCTTGATTTGGTCTATAAAAAGTATGAGTAAATTGAAAGATATCTTCATCAGGATACTGAGCTTTATTTGTTATATACTCATTAAAATACCAAGGAAGGTTTCCACCAAAGAATAAAGAATTTAAATTTTCATATACTTCTTGAGAAAAGTAATTGTCTAAAATTTGCATCACAGATCGCCGTCTTTACGATTCTCTGAGTAATGCACATCAAACTCACCACCAGGATAACGAGACTTGAGTTTGTCTACATTCATCTCAATAATCTCTTCGGGAGAAACATCTAGTGCCATACATGCCTGCATGAAATACCACATGATATCACCCAACTCACGCTTCATGTGATAGAAGTTTTCTTCAGTAGCAGGTTTACCTTGGAAGACCATCTTCTTTACGATCTCGGTAAACTCACCCGACTCTGCACACAGACCTACAGCAGCAGTAAGCAGTCGCTCGGTAGGAACACCGTCGTTGGCAAGGTCGTAGATACGGGCGGCAAAATCAGGATAGTTTTTACTTTCTTGCGAGGTGACCTCATTGACGAATTTGGCATACTTAATAAAATCAATCATACTTTAGAGACGCGAATGTTTTGTTAGTTGTGAATCGTTTTACAAGGTCAATCTGCTCTGCCTCATCTCCATGAGATTGTCCAGAATCAACCAGATCTTTTTGAGCAGATTGCTCTACATCATACAGCTTCATCTTTGCTCTGTCAATACCAACACAGAATCTTTTATTCATGGTGGGATCGTTGTAGCGATTCTTCAACTGCTTGACCATGATTTGATTCATACCCTCAAGCTCCTCCGTGCTAATAAGGGCAAACATAAGATCAGCAGTAGCAGGGAGACCAAAGGATTCACTAGTGTCAGTAAGGTCAACATCACTGCTACCATAACCTGAGCGAGTGGTTTGCGTAGCAGATACAATAGGAACGTTACACTCCACAGCAAGACCACGAAGCTCTTCTGCGATTGCCTTGACGTATGTGTAGGAGTTGACAATGCTTCCTTTATATCTCTGGGAAGCACAGATATTAAGGTAATCCACAAAGATAATATCGGGTTTAATAGACCGCTTAAGAGCAAGATCAGAAAGAAGAGACTTAAAGTGTCCAACGTGTGCTGATGCCGTAGGGTACTCCTTAATAATTAGCTTACCTTGTGTCTTCTTACTGAGGTTTGTTAGTTTATTCTCAAACATCACTTTAGGTAGAGATGCCAAATCTTTGATATTTACATTGAGAAGATTTGCATCAATTCTTTCTGCAATTCTCTCCTCTGCCATCTCCATCGTGATGTAAAGAACATTCTTACCTTGAAGCAAACATGCTGCTGCGACATGGCACATAAAGAGAGACTTACCAACACCAGTGCCAGCAAGAGCAATATTCAAACTCTTATTTGAAAGACCACCTTTTGTAATCTTATTGAAGAATTCTAGATCAAACGGAATCTTATTTTCCTGTCGATGATAAAATTCATAACGAGAAGCAGCATCGTCAATATAGTCATGACCAATATGACTGTCAAAGCAAACAGACAGTGCCTCAGAAAGAATAGATGGAATTGCTCCCTTATCGCGTTTTGAATCTTTACCGTCTGCAATCTTAATTGATTCCATAAGAGACAAATAAATTGCTCTCTCCTGACACCACTTTTCAGTAGTATCTACGATCCAATCAAGGTCACTTTCATCATCAACAAGACTAGAAATAACATTCTGAATTTCTTTGTAGTTATCCTCCGAAAGATCATCTCTTTTGTCACACTCAATGCTAAGTACATTTTTTGTGGGTAGAGCATCATACTTGTTAACATAGTCAGAAATTTCAGAAAACACTATCATGCATCCACGACTGGTGAAATAATCCTCCTTAAGAAAGGGTATTACCTTCCTACAATACTCCTCATTATAAACAAGGTTATTCAGGATAGAATTTTCAATGCTCATAGGTAATGCAAATGGGTGCCAATGATGTACTTGTCTAGTGCTACTGTTGCCTTCCCAGCGTGGCGATACATCCAGTTGCATGGGAATATAAGCAGTCTACCACATACAGGAGAAACTGAAAAGTCCAATCTTGGAAATACAGTATTTCCTCCATCAGGTACGGTATTCAAATACAAAAAACATGTAATGAATCTTCTCGCTGAATTATAGTCCAGGATGTCAACATGGTCTAAAAATTCATCCGTTTTTTTAGTATATCTTTTAATTCTGCACTGCTCAAATGTATATCGTTTTGGAAGATCCTGCAAGATATCTACCTCAGAAATGTATTGATTTACATAATCCAAAAATATCTTTTGAATTTTCACTTGTATATCAGACCACTTTTCATTTCCTTTAATGGCTTGTGCAGTGATATTTAATTGTGTAAGAGACGGTTTCTTTAACTCTTCAACCCTCTCTTGATTTATCGTATCGTATTTAAACGTATCGATAATTTCTCGGCAAAAAGAATTATCAATAACGTTATCATAACAACGAATATAATCTACTAATTCTTTAGTCATAGGTAGTGCAAGTAACTTCCAAGAATATATTTTTTACCCTCAGTGACTGGTCTGCCCGCATGACGATATAACCACATGGGAGGAAAAATTAGTAGTCTCCCCGTTTTTGGTTTTACAGAATACTCCAACAATGGAAAGTCAGTTTCTCCACCAGAAATAACATCATTCAAATATAAAAAACAAACTAAGAATCTTCTGGCGGATGAATGGTCACCCACGTCAACATGATCTCTAAACTCATCAACATTTGGCAAGTATCTTTTAATTCGATATTCTTCAAATGCATATTTGTGAGGAAAGTCTGGACCTACATTATGGTCTTCAATATATTTGTCTATGTATTCTCGAAAAACATTTTGTACTTCTGTCTGTATATCAATCCATCTTTCCCGTCTTTTTAAATACTGCTCTGAGATATTCATTTGAGTAAAAGATGGTCTTTTACTTCGGTCTACAACATCATGACAGTGAGAATCTAACTCAAAGGACTTCACAACAGTATTGCAAAAGTCCTTTGAAACTACATCATCATAATGACTGATAAAATCAGTTAACTCAATTGCCATACCTAAACTCCTTTGCCGCACACTCATCGAGTGCCTGCATTACTTCGGGGGTGAAGTATTTTTCGGGATCAGAAAGTATAACAGAAGGATAAACGGAAGATTCCCCAACAACGATCCGATTCCCCTTACGCTCGAATACTCCGTGCTTCTCACCCAATTCCAGTAGTCCGTAATAGCGGTCCAATCCACGGTCGTAATAAAGACGAGTTTCAACTTCGCTATTCTCCTTCGTGAGACGAGACTTTTGTGCCTTACACTTAATGATGTTGCCAACGACTTCTTTACCATCCTTCTCTTTCTTCTTAGAAAGATAGATGATAGTAGAAGATGCATACTTCAAACCAGATCCACCACCCATTTCTTTAGTGGGGACATACGATCCGATGACATCATAGGTGTGATTGGTGACCAGCATGGGCACGTTTGCCTTACCAAGTTTCAGAGTGAGGACTCGAAAAGCACCCTTGATCAACTGACTCTTGGTCATATCTCGGACCTGCTTGTCGTTAGCAACGTCATCAACCTCTTTGTTACTGGCAAGCATACCAAGAGAATCCAGGACAAACATCATAGGTTGACGCTTGTCTTTATCCTGCTCCATATACTTGTCTAGGATGCGGCATGACTGAGTACGAAACTCTTCAATGGTAGACACAGGCACGATCATCATACGATCAGCAGGAATACCACGATCCACAATCATCTGCTTGGAGATAGCAGACTCAGACTCAAAGTAAATTACACCAGCCTCAGGATTAGATTCCAAGAAATGCTGCACAATGCCAAGACAAAAGAAAGTCTTACCAGTAGAGGATTCACCTGCAATAGCAGTAATCTTGTTTCCAGGGACACCACCGAAGATGCTTCCAGATACCAGAGCATTAAAGATATAACTGCCAGTGTCAATGTAACCACTTGTGTCACCAGCAGCAACTCCATCGGAGACCAAACTTGCATACTCATTGCCGATCTCCTTTACTACATCCTGTAAAAAATTCACTCCTTGACCTCCATAACATTTGTAATATATTGTGCCCGTTTCATGGCACGGGAAAACCAATTTGCATCTTCTAGAGTAGAAAACTCTTTCTCTTCCCTAACGGAAAATCCGAATGCTTTTTGATAGGATACGATGTATTTTGTTTTCATCCAAATAGAAATTCTAGTGAGGCGATTTTTTCTGGTTTCCAACCAATAGTATCCATGATAACTTTTAAGGGCTCAAGGAAACTCTTTTCAAATTGTAAATCATAGTCCACCTGTTTGTCAATCCCCAATTCCTTAGGAAATGTTTGAAAGAATGAAATAACATTCTCATTAATCTTATTAGGTGTCTTAAGATAAACAAATTTAATTTTTTCTCCATCCTGAATCAGGGGATACTTATGAGAAAGTTTATTTCTCTTGATATAGAAATTATACAAAAGAGCACCACGGACATGAATGGGAGTGCCTTTAGTATACACAGTTGCTGGGTTGGACCACTTATTTAGATTATTGCAACCACGAGGGAATGAAATGTCTTCGATCGGCAACTCAGAGAAGTGATCTCTAAAATCAGCAATAAACTTTTGTACAGATTCTTCATCTTCATTCATGATAACGTTGAGTGCATCCTTAATTTTTTGACGACATGGGGCAGGAGTAGAAGACTTCACTGCTTCAATACCCATCATCTTCAATTTGGGTTTCTCATATCGGACACCTTCGCTATCCCACACGTTGAGAATGTATCGCTTCTTTGCAGTCCAGATACCTTTGTCAGCGATATTCTCACGCTTCATCTTCATCTTCTGATCATATGCAGAAACATACGTCGCCAATTCCTGATATGACGATTCAATAAATGGCTCCAACTTCTCCTGACAGATCTTGTCAAGTATGGAAACAATCGCTGCTTTATCACCAGACTTAGCACTAAAGAATTTAGTAACAAGAGGTCCAAGGTTAAGATAGATTGAGTCGGTGTCAGATGCGACAACATAATCGACTTCCTCTGTAGACAAAAGTTTATTTAGGTATCCATTGATTTTGTTTTCGATCCAACGAATCGAGACTTGACCCGAGAGAGTGATCGCCTCAGCATTTGCCAGATTGTAATACCTGAAGTATTGGTTTCCGATGGCACCATAGGCAGAGTTGAGTTGGATCTTTCTTGCCATCTGGATGTTGTTGAATTTGGACACATCTTTTTGAAGTGCCAAGGTCTCTGCAGGTGTCTTGGAATGCTCAAGACTTTGCTTCGCTGCCAGCATTCGTTTCTTGTAAATGGTCCTTTCATCATAAATCTTCTGCATCATTTCAGGGAGGAATCCTAGGATATCCTTACGGTATTGGGCACCGTTAGCACAAACACAATACTCGCCATCGATGGAAATATCTTGATGGAGGATTTTGTCTACCGTTGCGGACGGGTGCTTAGTTTCAACCAACGTCTCTGGCGAGATGTTGTACTGCATAATGAGGTGAGGGTATAGGGAGTTGAGGTCAAAAGAGACCACCCATTCATACATTCCAGGAGTCGGTTCTTTAACATACGCACCAGCATACTTCTCATCTTTTTTTGCTCCTTTACGAGGAGGGACAACAAGATCTCTATCCTTCAGATAATTATATATCATAGTGTCCCACATTCGGACCTGAGAATAGACATCTTCCATGTTGACCTTGGCATCATATGCCATAGTCACTGCCAACTCAATGAGTTTCATTTTGTCTTCCAGTCGGTCGATCAGCTCAACGTCTTGGATGTTATACTCAACAAACTTCTGCCAGTCACGGGTATAGAAGTCCTTGAAGTTTTCATACTCACTATGATCCAACTTACGTTGTCCCAATTCAACGTGAGCAATGTGGTCCAGGCGATAGGACTCTTGATTGGTATAAGTAAATTTCTTGTACAGATCCAAATAGTCTAAGATATTAATCCCAGATAAATCATATGCAATGTGCGTACGTCCCATGATGTTAATCTCACGCTCATTAGCACGATTCCAAGGAGACAGACTCTTCATCCATTTTTCTCCCAACACACGATTAACACGACGGCAGATATATGGCACGTCATACAGGTTAACATTCCAACCAGTCAAAACATCTGGTGTATTTTCAGACCACCAATTAATGAAATGACTTAACATTTCATGCTCCGTCCAAAAGACAAAGAATTCAATCCCCTCAGGTGGTGTAAATTCCCTGGTACCCCAGACATACACCTGCTTTGTATTCATATCTTTGACTGTAATACAAAGCATCTCCTCTGCCGCCTCTTCGACATTAGGAAATCCATTCTCACATGCAACCTCAATGTCCATGGAGAAGATTTTCATCTGCTTCATGTCATAGTCAACTTCACCAGGAAACTCCTCAGCGATAAACTGATATACAAATCTCTCATAACCATGGACTTTAAATCCATGTACATTTTCATACTTGGCGATAAAATCTCTTGCGTCCTTTGGCGAATCAAACTTAATAGGTTTTACATTCTCGCCATCTAAAGTCTTATACTTTTCATTCTTATTAGAAGTAACAAATAATGTAGGCGAAAAATGGGTACGAGATTGGATTTGCTTTCCATTCTCATACCCACGATAAAGGATAGTGTTTCCTGCCAGTTGAATGTTGGTGTAGAAACTACTCATGTACTTTTTGATACTCCCCTAGGATCTCTGTAGATGGATCCACTATAGTAAAAACTGCATCAGATGTCAAGAAGAGATCTCGTTGACTAGAGTACAAAGGATAAACCTCCAACTTACCATCAACAATTTTATAGCAACCCTCAACTAGGATTGCTGGTTCTTCATCCAATTCAGTCACTTTACCGATAAGATACTCATTCAGAGTCCCATGCTTCAGCAGTAGAATCTTGACCATTTGCTGTTGTTACCTCCACTAATTGAGTATACTTTTCAAGAATTTGATCATGAGTTTCATATGCACTCACAACTTCATCCATTCTGATGATGATAGTTTTGTCCTTTGCCAGAGGCATCCATGGTTCCATAGTAACTTCAGGATTACTGATTTTATGGATGTTTCCATCATCATCTTCTGCGGTCATACCACTAGAAATCCAAACAACGTATGGATTAATCAATTGAAATCCTAAGAGTTGTTGCTCACCCTCCTTTGCATGAATTTCTCTGATATCACAAATTACGTCTTCACCGCTTCTTACTCTTACGACTCTTACGCTCATAATTCCTCCTTT